GCTTATTCGAGAATAAAGATTATATCTTGCCTTCTCGAAGCGCATCCCTTTTAAAGGGATTACTCCGATTTAAAAAGGATCTTTTTAAAAAAGGAGGAAAAGAAAAACTCTTAAAGAGACTCGCCAAAATGGGTTTCGGAGAGAAATTTTCTAATGTCTTTGCATCAAGGAGTATCTCCGAGATAAAAAGAAATGAACAAGTAGTTCATGGAATCATTGATTCCTTACTCTTGTTCGATGACCAACTTTTCGTAACGAAAGATGGTTTCAAAATTCTTTCATTTTTAGTGAAAAGAATTTTAACTGTATCGACGTATGACTTCTATACAGTTGTTAAATGGTGGAAACAATATACCACTCATTTATTTAATCAAGTTTCCCAAAACGAGACGTTGAAGGAAGTAAAGAGAGATCCAATGAATTTCTTCTTTAAACTTGATGAATGGCCAAAAATAGCTTCTGCTAGATTAGGTCATTTAAAAGGTAAGGTATTTCTATCAGAATTATCTAACCTTATCTCCACAAGGCAATTACCTTGCGGAGAAGGGAAAACCACGCTAATAGCGTTAAAGGAATTCCAAAGAATTACTACATGCTTCTTTGAACCAAGTAGTAAAATCTTGCATGAATTGTATCAATCTGCAAGAATAATTGGAAGAAAGTGCAGAAAAGCTGGCACTGGTCCAATAAATAACGCCCATCTGTCGTTAGCAACGGCAGGTTCATGGCTAAAAACCGTGAAAGAGGGCGGTAGAGCGGAGGAGATTATAGAATCTATATCTTCAACCTTAAATGTGGTCCCTATTAGGGATGGCACATTAGATCTTCCTTTTATCTCTCTCATTGAGAGAGCAGGAATTCCAAGATGGAGAACCTGGGGAAGAAAAGAACCCTTTCTCGATGATATCGATCGAGGGTTCGGTGAATCTTCTCGTTCGACCCTATTAGGGTTCGACGTGAACAAACTTGGATTCGACGATGCTTTGTCGATCCAATTACTTTCGTGTGCTTATTTAGCAATGGAAAGCGACTTACAAGGTTCAGATACTGAAATCCCTGTAAGAGTGATAGCAATCGGCGAAGCCGGTGCTAAATCACGTGTAGTCACAACAGGGCCATGGTGGCTCTATGTACTACAACAAAGTCAAGCTCACGTAACACGTGGCTTCCTTTCATCTCATCCTTCAGCAGAAGCTGGAATGATGAGATCAGATCAAGCATGGCAGTATCTGTATATGCTTGAAAAAGCTAGACACCATTTTGAG